AGAGCAACGAGTATTTTTTCTTTTAAGTCCATAGTTTCTTTTTTAGTGTTCATTATATAATAGATTAATTTTAATTTTATTTGATTTTTGAAATTATCTCGTTTAAAGCTGTTAGTATTTCGTGTGTAGTTGGCTCACGTTCTGACATCTTTTCCATTTTGTCTGTAAAGTATCCTTCTATTGACAAACCTCGTAGTTCTCCATCTTTAACTTTTTGCCATAATTCATCATTATTTATTTTCATCTTTACAAACCAAGTTCCATTAGGCAAGTCATATCCGTATAATTTAGATTTATCCATATCACCTTCTTTGATCCAAGATTCTATGGTTAAAACACCAGAAACTCTGTCTTGATGCTCATAAGTTGCTTTGTGGTGGTTGTTGTGTTTTAAGTACAATTCACTAGCTTTTCTAACTGTTTCAGGGCTGAAATACACATAGTATTCAGAATCAGTATTTGGATCGTATCTGAATATCTGTTTGTTAGGTATAAGTGCTGGGCTAACCAGCATTCTCTTTTCCTCATCTACTTTAGCAAAAGTTAAATTATTCTTTTCTTTTCCAAAGTAAACAAAGTCCTGTTCTATGGCTGGTGCTGAAACTAAACTAATAGCATCTATTGCCAGTTCCTCAGAATTATCATCTATTACTAACTCTTTAATAGTTGTAACTTTATCATAGTAATCTTTGTTAGCAGCTTCACATTCAGCAATAGAATCATATTCACAGCTTCCTGTTTCTCCCCATTTGTATTTTCCGTTTTCGCATTCTTTACAAGGCATATTATTATATAGATTTAATTATTATTTATTTGATTTTTATATTGTCGCTCTCCTTCTTATATTAGCTAGTTTGTCTTGATTGTTTGTTATGTCATCACTAACCACAAAGGCTTTTACTGGTTCTGGCTTCACACCACCTGTTAACTCAAAAGCACCACCCATAGTTTGAGGTGCTGGGCTTTGTTGTGCAATAGCAGGCGCTCCACCACCCATTCCACCACCACCACTAGAATCAGCAGGGCTGCCACTTAATATCTTTTGTATCTGTACAGCACTAAATGCACCAGCAAGACCAGCTTGAATAAAAGGGTACGCTGGCATTAAAGCAGTAATAGGTGAATCTTGCGCAGTTGTAAATGCATTTTGCACACCCTCAACACCTGAAATAGTAGCAGAAGCAACAGCAGCAGCTTTACCTATTTTAGAGCCTTCTCCAGCTACTTCACTAATTAATCTAAGCCCATCTTTAGCTATTCCTCTTTTAGCGTCTAAAACAGCTTTATCTCTTGCTTTTTGTTTCTTAGCATATTTCTCATTTATTTTATCTATTTCAGATTGTTGTGCTTCCTCTAGTTCTGTTACATCCTCACCCAAAGCCCTTTTGCCCTCTATTATTGAAAAGTATTTATCATACACAGCATTTAACTCTCTATCCTGTGCTGAGATTTGCCTATCATAGTGTTCCTCTAAAAGCTGATTAGCATCTTTAGTTAACTTGTCTACCCTTTCATTTTCAAGATCAATTATCTCTTGTAATTTTGCGGCTTCCTCATCTAATCTTTTTTGCTTGTCAGCTGCTATACGCTTTTCATCTGCTTCAATTTTATTTTTCATTTCATTAACTTCTGTCATTACCCTTTTCTGCATTCTTAAAGATTTGACTTCTTTGTTAACTATGTCTGTTTTTAATTTAGCAAGTTCCTTTTCATCCTCTGCAGTATGTTTAGACATTTTCATATCAGTTTCAAAAATACGCAGCCTTTCTTTAGCCATTTTAACTTCTTGATCTGTTGTTTCTTGTTCTAGCTTTAATGCTTTTTCTAGGGCTTTTAATCTTACCTCTGCTGATTTTGTTTCATCCTCTGACAATAATCTCGCTTTTTCTATTTCTTTTCTTGTTTCAGCTTTTTGTACCATAAATTCATTCTCTGCATCTCTAAGGCGTTGGTTAGCTTTTTCAAGTTCCCCAGCCAACTTAACCTCTCTTTCTATTTCATCACCTACTGATGCAGTTGCTTTTTGAAAATCTTTTATAGCACCTGTCATATCACCAGAAAACACCTTTAACAACGCTGAACCAAATGTTGAAATTCTATCTTTTATTACTTTAAATAATGCACTAACTTTAGCTATTACTACATTCAACTTATCCATACCTTCTTTTGTGGTGGTTAAATAAGTAACCAAAGAACCAAAGGCAACCAATAAAGCACCAATACCAGTAGATATTAACCCCACCCTTATAGATGTAAACATTGCCTTAATCAAAGGTATTGTTCCCCCTATTGTCTTTTTAACACCATTTATAGAAACGCCAAATATTTGAAAGTTACCAATAGTTCCACCAATAACATCATCTTGTTCTTTTAACTCTTTGTTAGCTTCTTTTAGCTTTCTATTTGCTTCTCTTTGTTCTTGCGTAAGCCCTTTAACAGCTAATGATTGGTCTTTAATAGCAAGTGTAACGTGTTCTATTTTTTTGTCAATACCTGTCAAACCTCTTTCATAAGCAGACATTTTAGACCTTTCTGTCTGTAACCTTAATTCCTCTTGCTTTAATTCAATAAGTATTTTTCTTTGTTCTGCTAAAGTGCTGTTAAGGTCTTTAACTTCCTGTGTAATACTTGCAATATTGCTTCTAACATTTAATACTAATTCCTCTGCCATAATTTTATACTTTTAATTCATAAAGATCAAGTGTTGCGGTCCAATTGATTGTTACCTCACTTGCACCTGTAACTTGAATAAACATATTACCACCACTAAATGCCACTTCACCAGCCCACCCTGAAACAGTTCCAAACTCACCAATCTTGTAAGATGTTTGATCTATTGCTTCTAAATATATAAGCCCATAAGTTTTGATAGCTTTTCTATCATTAACTGCACCTGCACCACCCCCACTACTTGTTCTTACTCCAATTATCATAACTTCAAAAGATTCAAAAGTACCAGTTCCATCTCTTGCTATTGTTGTTACATTTGGATCACCATTTACAAAAAGATTAGTAGGTGTAGCATCAGTTGTTGTTCCTGTTAAGGTTAATGTAGAGCTTTGAGCTTTACCCACAGCAACACCATTAAAACCACCACCACCAAACACTATTTCACCATCTCTAGTTGCTTTTCCATAATTACCTAAGACAGTAGCATTATTTACACCATTTGCTATTTCATTAGAATCACCTATAATTATATTGTTCCTATTGTTACCTTTTGTGGTGTTACTTTCACCCATTATAAAGGTATTATTAGTATTTGCTTCTGTGTTATTGTTTGCACCCCTTATTATGTTCTTTTCATTACTAATAGCTTTTTGTGTTCTAGCCGAATAACTGTAAGCAACACAACTATCAGTACCCCTATCATAAGTATATCCATACGCTTCACAAGCAGCTTGATTAGGAAATACATCATCAGTACCATTAGTAAAAACTACCTGTCCACTTCTTAAAACTTCTTTAGGTTTTATTGTATATCCTTTTCTAAATTCCATTATGGTATTAATATAAATTCAACTGTTGATAAATCATTTGGTCTATAATCTATTTTGTTTACTCTGTATGATCGGTTTTTAATCATAACATAATCTGAGAACTCAAACTCTGCAATATCTCCTGCTGTCAGGTTTACTTTTAAAGTCATAGTTTTTGTGTCAGGGTCGTACAACTCATTGTAATAAGGCAACCAGTAAGTGTTAAATAAATTAAGGGTAGATGTTTGCCCTATTGGTTGTATATATTGACATTCCCCAAAGTTGTAGTCAAATGTGTCAGTAGCTACTGGTGGTGTGCTAACAACAGTTGGTATATCTGTTAAATGTGAGAATGTAAAAAATTCATCTACATTTTCACTACCACCCCCATTCTGTTCTGGTATATAATAACTCATAGACATTGTAACAGGACTATTTGTTCCTGTATGGTTATATAAAATTCTAGGTAAATTGTCAAATGGTTCAGTAGTACCATCATCTCCAGCAGAATATATTGTAGGCACTATCATTTCATTATAACTTTCTCCAAGTGGCTTAGAAACTGTTGCTGCAAAAGGACTAGCCACAACTTCCTCATCTCCCTCTAATAATGTTAACCCTTCTGCACTAAATACTTTACTGCCATATAAATGACCTCTAGTTGACCTTTTATAAAGATTAAATAGATGGTCATCATCATCATCCTCATATTTAAAAATAGTACGCTTTTTTAAATCATTTAAAGGTGTTAATTGTATGTCTTTTAAATCTACTTTATCTGTCCAATCAAAATTAATACTTCTGTCTTTTAAAGTTGTACCCCTAGTGTTATTTATAAACACATCAGAGTAAGGTTTGATAATAATATTGGCAGCATCAGAATCATCTTGTAGGGTAACTAAATTAAACATAGTGAAAATACCTTTTAGAAACTCCCATTGGTTAATTTCACCCCTTAAACTTTTTATAGTTGCTGATGTTACATTTGCACTTGATATTTTAAAAGTAACAGTAGCTGATGTAGAACCATCTTTTAAAACCTCAGCCCAAGTACCAGCAAACGGACCTGTTCCAGCATATTCTGCCCACAACTGATCATTAGTGTCTAAAGCTATTCTAAGATTACCAGAAATTATACCCTTTTTTTGTTCAGAAATGTATACCGTAGAATAATTATGCTCAGTTGTTACACCAGTAGAATGATCATAATGCAACCACTTCAAAATGAAACGGTCTGCGTTGTTGCTCAGGTCATTAAAAAATCTCCAGCTATAATCAATGTCATATATTTGATTGTCAGTAGTTGCTACAATTTTGTATATATTAACTCCAGATATTTGATAATCTGGTGGTACGTGTGAGTTTGTTTGACCACCTGTCATTAAATGATCTAAAAGACCTAATCTTATAAAAGTTTCATCTGTATTAAATGTAGCAGCACCTGAACTAAATGCGTAAGTTGCAGTATAGCTTGTTTCCTCAATAGCTTGTGGCATAGTATCACCACCCCAATTAAAGTCCATAAACAACCTCTTAAACTTTCCTGTGTCAAATAATGTACAGGTGTATGTGTAACCTGCTTCAGCAAATATTCTATCTATTAAATATTTAACTTGTATGAAGGGTCTGAACGCTTGTTCTAATGATGTTAGTTCAGGAAAACCAGCAGTAGCAGAATTACCTGTTGCACCATTTGCTATTAGTATCTGCCCTGTCCAATCTACAAAAGGGTATTTTAAAACATCTGTTACAGTAGCACCAACAGGACCAGCAAACTCATTAGGATTAGTTAATGCATTTGTTAAAGGCAATCCATTTAGATACCAACTTCCTTTAATAGATGTTTTATTGTATGTATGCTCTAGCTCAGAAAAGTCCATTAGATCAAAGGTTCTATTTTTTAACGTGTCAGCTAAAGCTATTGTCTGGGCATATAGGTTAACATTGTAGCTTATTTCACCTTCTTTTTCTTGTATGTCTATTAGCTTTAAAAAACCATCAAACAACATAAAACCATCTTGCTTTAAGACAGCTCTAGTTTGAGCGTAAGGGTTAAAGTCATAAGGGTTAGCTACTGTTCTGGTAATCTCAAATATATTCCCAAAGATTTTGTTATTTCTTTTTGTTGCTGGTAAATTAAAATCTTTAGAATATGATTGTACTTTTTCTGCTACACTTTTAAAATCATCAACACTTAAAGTCAATGGTATTTCCTCATCCTCATATAAATCACAAATGACTTGACCTTCAAAATCTTTCTGTACAATTTCACCAGTTATAGTTGCTTCATTAATAAATAAATAAGCATCAATATTATTATTCGCATAAGTAATGTAAATAGTATCACTTGATGTGTGGGCTGTAAAATTATAAGTAAATGATCCTGCTGTTAAGCCAGTAAAAAATTGCTGTGTAGCAGTTGTACCACTTTGATTCATATTAGCTAAAATCAAATAGCCAGATGTTGATGCGTTAATGTCTAATGTAAGTGTATAGCTTTGTCCTGCTATAAGCCCTGATAATTGCTGATAAACACCACAAAATGTAATACCCCCTACAACTGAGTTTAAAGCCAAAATGCCAGCAGATGCTGCTGCCTGAGCAGGTGTTGCTTGACCTGTATATCTAAACCTGTACCACGCACCTGGTATTGTTGGGGGTGTATTTTGTTGTACTGCTACTAAAACACTACTATTGTTTGTAGTGTCTGTGTTTGTTCCAGCATTTAAAGTGCCAAAGTTTTTGGCATCTACTAAAAAGCTAAACAAAGGGTTTTCCTGTGGGTATAATATAAGCTGTACACTCATTATGCTGTTTGTGTTTTTTGAGTTTTATTTCTTTCTAGTTCAAATGTGTATTGCATTAGCTTATCATTTGCTATTGTCTTTCTTGTATAGCTTGATGTTGTTACTAATACTGGCTCTACATATTTGTTAGTGATTGTATTATATGGTGCTGATTCTGTTGCATCAAAACCTTTAATTATATAAACATCCTGACTATTAATTAATTCCTCAAACCATACTGCATCTGCTTCAGTTACAAAGTCAGTATTAACTTGTATTTTTTCTGTTGAGTTAACTCTAAAGTTTTTCTTACCGCCTTTAAAACCATCTATTCTATACCTGCTGTCATTCCAAGTTCCGTGCATTTGTGTATATGTAGTTCTGTTAGTAGATGTTGATCTAACTGACTTCATAGTGAAAGTATAGTAATCCCAAGTACCCCATTGATTAAGCCAAGCTAACCTAATGCTTTCATACCCTTTAGTATTAGGGCATTTAACATTAATAGTATATATCTGACCTAAAGTACCGCCCATTGTTTCAGGCTGTATAGTGTAATACCCACCTTGTATAGTGCCTGCTGCTACAAGTGCTTGAAATGTGCTGCTAGTATTTCTAAGATTTGCAGGAAAACAGCCAAAGTATAAAAGTTTAGTACTCAAACTATCAAAGTTAGTAGCACCACCATTTGCATAACCTTGCACAATAACTTCACTACCAATACTTACACCAGAGCTGTTATAATATGTTAAAGTGAACTGCTTTACTCTACCGTTACTTGTTGTATCTGGGATAAAATTTAAAAATGACATCACGCCATAGTCATCTACATTTGCATATTGAGTTGTTGGTGCATTGCTTAAAAATTTAGAGTTTGCAGTTGAACTAGATAATACTAATAAATTAGATGTTAAATCATAACCATAGTTATCTCCAGCAACTAAAGACCCTGAACCATTAATCTCACCTAAAGTTAGGTAGTTTTCTAATTGTAATACCCCATTAAAAAAAGTGTATTGCTCTGAGTTTTTTGATTGGTTTGGTATTATTGATACAGCACCATCTGGGGTTGATGCCCCTTCTGCTTTAAATTGTATAGCAAAGTACCTTATACTATTTAAACCTCTAGCAAATCTATCTATAACGTGTATAGGGTGTGGCGTTTGTAAAGTGTAATCTACATCTTTATAAGAACTAAATGAACCAGCAGTAGCACCTGTGCCTTGAGCAACACCATTATTATCTGAGCTTACATACCCTTCTAGTATTGCTTGAAAATCAAACATACCAACTCCTGCGTTATTAGGTGTTGTTTTAAACGTTCCTATTAATTGATTTGATGTACTTAAATCTATTGGTGATGATCCTATATGTACTTCAGCTAAATATTTAACATTCCAATATTGACCTGTTGCATTAGTATTTTCTACTGTAAATATTACCTGCTGCCCTACTGGCAGGATATTGTATAAAGGTTTTTGTCTTATAAGTGTTGCCATCTTTTACTGTTTTGTATATGTTATTAAATAACTTTTAATATCTGCTGCAACTTCATTTAAAAAGTTTTCATCTAATTGTTTTAAGCCAATACCTAAAGGTTGCTGAAAGAAACTTAAACTTTTTATACCTCTTTTTTTAATACTCCTAGCTATTGCAAAAGCAAATGACCTGTCGCTTTTATTGTCGCTTTTAATACCTTTTCTTTTGATCCACTTTTCTATGATTCCTGCTGGTGGTTGTTTGGTTGTGTATTTGTATTGGCTTATTCTTTTCTTTCCTTTATAGTCAGTATAGTATACTTCTTTTTGGTTGCCTGAAACACCTTCATCTAAATAAGTTCCGTAGTCCTCCATAAAAAACATAGTGTCAAACCCTGTTGCTGTTCTTACAACTTGAAACCTTATAGATTCGCCTAACGCTGTATTGCCTTTGTCTTTTTGTAACAAACCTTTTGAGTCCGCAACAACCTGTCTGCCAAAACTATTTAAGTATCTTTCTATCCTTTCTATAACCATTACACTGATGCAACAAATATTTCAACATCTACATCAGTTGTATCTCTTGGTCTAACCTGTATACTTGTAATGTCCTCTAATGTAGGAAAGTTAGGTGTAGTATCAGCTTCAGCTATTGCAGCAGTATCTGCTTGACATAATAAATGTGATGTACCTGCTGTCATAACTACCTGATAGTTAGTGTTCTCTGTTATGATTGCAATATCCATATTTGCTGTATCACTCAAATTAGTTACTCGAATGTACTTACAGTTTTCTAAATCTAAAGCACCAGCACTACCATAAACATTACTATTAAAAGTTGCTATTGTAGTTGTGTTAGAATGAGGACAAGTTACTACCCTTTCAAAAGTGTCTGTAATACTGGTTATTGTTAACACGTTTGATGATCCTCTCAAAGCACCATTGATTGTTACACTCTCATTAATTGTTACCGTTAAATCTGCCATATTTATTTATTTTTTATTAATTCTAATATTTTATTTATCTTATCTTTTATTTCACTCATATTGTCAGCGTTCTTTTCGTGGTGCTTTTCAAAAGTGCTTTTCACTTCTCTTACACTAAAAAAAAAGAATTGATACAAAGCATAAAAGCAACCCACTAACAAAACTAAGGTTACTCCATATCTTTCTATTAATTCAAATATTTCCATTATAATTTAATTTTAATTGTTGGTGGTATTATTTTTATTTCTACTTTACCTATCTTTATCTTATTTAATCTCATTAACATTTTAAACATTAGTAACCTGCTCCTGCATCTGTTACTGGTATATTACAAGTACTAAAGTCATTCATCACTTTTATTCCCATTTCAAAAACCCACCCACAACAAAGATTATCAAACCTTTCTTGAAAAGGATCAATAGTAAACTGATCTTGCGTAAAGTATATAGGAAAGTTTATGTCATTTGTTCCTTCTAATGATTGTCTTGAACTATGTCTTAACATTCCAATAAAATCTGTGCATATTTCTAAACATTGGTTAAACACTTCTTGCTCATTGGTTTTCATATCAACTAACTTTGTTAGCTCAGAGTGTTGTTTGGTTTGCCAATCATTCTTTTCGCTTACCATATCCATAATAAATACCTGAAAGTTGTATATCAACTCAGAATCACCAGTTGTTACATTTATTGGGTTTATATGCAATAATGGGAACTTTTCCATCTTTTCCAAATTAATGTCGTATATATCACCTACTGAAATAGTAGAGATTTGATCGTGATACTGCCCTAACCTAATTAGAAAATTAGTTACGTTGTTGTATGTTTTGTTGTTAACTGCCATAATCTACTTGGTTTTGTAGGTTTAAATCTATTTCATAACTCAGCCAAGTTAAACATTCTAACAGGCTGAGGTTTGTTATTCTTTCTAAGTTTACTATCTCCCCATTTGTTAATCTGTACATCACTCCGAACCATCCCCACTTTTCTGCGAATGATTCTGTTGCGATTGCATTTTCGTTTCCACTAGCCGATCCATCAAAACAGATGGCATACTCGCTAGAAATTCTCTCCCTAAAAGATAAAAAAAAACCAGTGCGTTATGCACTTCCTCTGCTGACATCTTTTTCATCTGTTCGGCTCGTATCCTTATATTACCATCATAAGCTTCAATAGTATAAACACCATTATCGCCTTTCTCAGTAACAGGCCTGTATAAAATTGCCATCACTTCTGGCAAACTTTTTTGTATGTCTGACCTTATAAATGTTTCTAAGTCGGCATACTCACCAAGAGTTATATCATCTAAATTAGGATGAAAGCCATACTCTTTTTTATCTATTGTTATCAACCTTCTGAAAGCAGCATCATCACCCTGTTGTAATTCTGACACTTTCTGCATAATTATAGCCACATCACTCAGCGACAACTGATCTATCAGTTCTGCTGGTATGGTTGACAAAGCAGCTATCGTTTTCCTAGCTTCCTGTGTCTTTCTACTTGATTTACTCTCTACAAGTTTAATCCAGTTTTCAAGCGTTACATCTGACCACTTGTCAATTAGTTTAAACTTCTTTTGCTTACCACCTTTGTTAATCTTGACACGCATCTAATATATAATAGAAAAGTTAATAATTTAGTTTACTGTACAAAATACTTACCAGCATTAGGGTTGTCTAAGTGGTAAATAATGTTATATCTCGCAGAATCAATGGCGTGATTGTAGCTGTCCACATACAACTTAGAGCCTTTATCTGCGTACACATAGTTGTTTAATTCTTTGGCTATGTTTGTTGATTCTGGGCTTACTATTAATTCATAATCTTGCATTCTGGTTATACCACTTTCAACGGTTCCTTTTTTAACTGGCTTTACGTTCACACCCAAGCTTCTTAAATCTGCAATCAATCTCGGCTCACTACTATCAGCTACAATTAATTTATTACCAACTTTGCTAAGTATTATTTCAGCAAGCTGATTTGACTTCAACCCATTTTGATAGATTAATTCTTTCAAGTATATCTTACGCTTTGACTTATCAATAGCCACCTCTGTTAAACTGTCAGGATCGACACTAAAACCAAAGTCCATTCCACAGGATGTCTGCAATCCATCAGGGTTAAATTCTCCAAATGTCCAATTCTCAAATACAACCCCCTCTGCTTTGTCTAACCAGCCACCAAGTATCTTATGCTGATACTTTTTAAAGTTTCTATGCTTTATAGTGTTAATACGCTCTAGGAAGCTCTGTGAGAGGTTTTCTTTGTTGTCTAGGTATGTGCTATGGATGTAGCATATATTGTCTTTAAAGCCATTAAAACCAGCTTCTACGCCTTTGTCTTGAAAGAACCTTTGATATATCCAATGCTCTTTAGTTACTGGGTTTAATATAAGTATGATTCTATTCTGCACATCTTTCTCTCTAATACTTAAATCAATAGTGTCAAAAATATCCTCGTCAATCAATTCCTCAGCTTCATCTAATACCCAGCAGCTTATACCCTGTAATGATTTTAAACTTGCTGTCTGATTACCTGCTGATGTCTTTATACCCCTAAACAGTATGTCTGATTTGTTACCTAAGTTTACAACCTCAGCTTTATTAACCCCAAACAAATTATCAAAACCTAGTAGGCTTATCTTTTCTAAGAACTCAGGTATGATTGACAGGTGTGCTGATACCATTGTAAATCTTGTAAACAATATCCTAATGTTTGCTGACATTGTTAATAGTGTAAGAAACACTGAAACAGCAAATGACTTTCCAGAACCCCTACCACCTGTTACAATAAAGTAACGAGCATCAGATTCAAATAAGGGGTTATATTTTTTATTCAGTATCAGTTTCAACAAATGTTATGACAGGCATATTAATAGCTTTATCGCCTGAGGTTACATCTAATCTATTTGTTTCATTCCACCCTAGTCGTGTCTTGGCAGCGTGTATAACAACAGAAGGCACTTTATCTTTTACACATTCATAATACTTTGACTTAATAAAATCTTTTTGTATGTTTTCTATTTCTTGTACTTTGTCTGCGAAACCTTGATCCTCTTTTAGCCATTTGTAAAAGTTTGTTCTCGACAAGCCAGTTGCTTTTAACGCAGTAGTTATAACACCTAACGAACTCTCTAATGCTTTCAGTAATCTTTCTTTGTTGATCTTTGTTCTATTTTGTTCCATTTTAAATTCCTTTAAACGCTTTCAATGGATAGAATATCAAGCTGTTTCTATAACCACCTTCAGCTATTGGTTTGATTGGTGTTACTCCGTGCACGTTTCTCCAAGCTGGATACACTAACATTGAGTTGTCTGCTTGTTCAAAGGTTGCGTTATAATCTGGCACATTTAAACAACCCCCCAAAGAATTGTTCCTTTTTGTTAGTATAACATTTACAGTTCCTTCTACGTTTCCTGTGTCTCTATGAAAGGGTGCTGATATATTAAAATTAGAAATACTACTTGTATACATATTTCCAAATCTCCATTCTTTTTTTATATCCTCAAACAATTCTATTTGCTTTTCGTAAATATGTGGGGTAAGTTTTTTAATTATTTTCTCAGCTTCTAAACAAGAAGCCCACATTGCTTTAATAAATGTCTGTGCTTTCTTTTCCCTGTGAACTGATGATATGTTTGGGTAAGGCCTACGCATTACTGGTTTTGGTGGTATGCTACCTAATATAGTGCTATACTGGCTAACACCTATTTTTCTTGCTTCTTTTCTAGACATACCTGTTTTAGATAGTTCTACCGTACTCATTCTGTCTAAAATTGTTTTAGGAACATTATCACTCCTAAACTCTTTGTCAGCAACAGCCAACAATAAATTTAGCTTTTCACTATATTTAGAAACATCTTTTATGTAAAAGCCAATAACCTCTCCATTAGATTCTAGCAAACAATCCTCTTTTATGTTTGGCTCAATGTATGGGCATTGTTTTCCTATTTTTGTGTTGTGTTCTACTTGTTGTAATTGTAATGTTTTCATATTAATATTTCGTTTTGTCTTTTTTTATTCAACCTTACTTTATCTTTCCATTTTGATTTCAAAATTCGTATATTCTTTTGTTCCTCTTTGTCATCCCTGACATCAACAGCACCACCAGAATTAGAGTAATGCTCAAAAGTAAATAAATACTTCTGGTACCTAATAACATCACCCCTCTCCATATGCTGTAAAGTATAGTCGTAGTCCTCTTTTAGTGTTAGCTGCTCATCAAACCTTAATGGGTTAGGCTTAATAAAAAGCATATCTCCAATACAAAAAGTGTTTACGCTTACTATTTTGTTTGCAAAAAAATAATTATCAGTAGGTGGTATTCCTAATAATTTAACCCCCTTCACATTATTAAATTTGTTTACAATATCATTGATAGCATAATCTAAATCAACTTTTTTTGGCTCTCCAAAATTTTTGTTTATGACAACTTTTTTTATATCATCACTTAGTTGTACACACATTTTTTTATTTTTAAAAGCGTGTTCTAAAGCAAAATTCCTACTCTGCATTAAGTTGCCAGTTTCAAAAACATTTTCACAGCCATTTTTTTTATACAAGTTTCCTTCTCCATTTTTAACACAAAAAATGTATTTGCTTTTTTGTTCTTTAGTGAAAGGTAATTTATCATACCTTCCTGCTGATATCACATAAACACTATGCTTCATTCTTGAAAGCGTTTAAAACAATTAAACCTAAGTTCTTACCTTCTTTTCTTGCTGTATTTATTACAGATACAGCTTCATCATAAATTTCTGCATCAAACTCTATTTGTATTGCCCTCTTAACAGAATCTTGCTTGTTTTGTAAATCGCCAGACAAATCTAAATCATCTAAAATTGAGTAATCAACTTCTTTCTCAGGCTGCCAAACATCCATACCCCATTCAGCCAACTTAACATTATTCCATTCGTTACCTAACATATCCCAATCCCACTCTCCATAGCCTACATTGTCTTTAACTATAAACTCTTGTTTTTGTTCATCTGTTAAACCTTTGGCTATTTTAACAGGAACTTCTTTTAGCCCTGCTTCAACACACGCTTTGTAACGCATATTACCACCGAGTATAGTGTTGTTTTCATCTACAATGACAGGTCGCAGTTCTAACATCTCAGGAAAATCTTTAATGCTTTGTACTAGTTTTTTAAATTTAGCTTCCTTAATTATTCTTGGATTGCTTTCGTTTGATTTTAATTGATTGATTTTTAGCTTCATAGTATATAATAGAATTTGTTAATATTTATTTATTAGCTTTTTTGATAAGCTATTATTTAATCTGTTTTCTAACTGTTTGCTTATTCCACCACTTAACATCTGTTGGTTTATTCTGTACTTAGCAGCAATAACTTTTAAACTGATGTCAGGGTTTTCAAAGTAATATTTGACAGCTTTACTAGTTAAAGATTTTAAGTATGTTCTTGATCTTGGTTTTCTCATTAGTCAAAATTTTCATTAATTCCACGTTCTCCACATAGCTTTTCTTTAGCACTATCCCATAGCTTATCACCTCTTTTCTTTTTGCTTAAAGACGCTTCAGTTCTGATTAAGCTAGGCATTCCTTCCTCTGGCTCTGCATCCATCCATTTGCCACAATCACATAGAGCCTGTATAGTTACCCACCTTCCCTCTCTCATAGCGATAGTTGCTTTGCCTATCTCTTTAGTTAGGCCGCATTCACATTTATATATTGTCATTCTGATAAAGCCCCTGTATTAATATCTCTTTCTACATACAGCTTGTCAAGTTCAAAGTGTAAGTGGTTTATCGCTTTTTGTATGTCTTGTTGTGCTGGGTTTCCATCTTTTTTACCAGCCCTTAATAAATAAGACACTGCTGTTCCTATGTTGTAACTTAATTCAAAGTCCTCTACTACTCGCCTTGCTTCATAACCATAAGTAGTTCCAATATAATAATTAGGTTCTGGTGTTCTTTTGTAATCTGTTTTCATTCGCTGTATTTTTTATATAATTTTTTAATTGCATCAAAACAAGCTGACAAACAAGAGCCGCAACTTGTTGTGGTGCTATAATTAGTTCCGTGTATTACATTATACGTTTCTATCATTCTTTTTTTAGCTGCTTGATCTTTTGCTCTACCTGTTTTTAAATCTTTCCACATATCTAATATTTCATCTATAATCTCTTGTGGCAAATCATCTGGCGTTTCTATTTCTGTTGTCTTTTGCCATTTGCCCTGACTACAACTCATAGGTGCTAGACGTGCCTTCAGTTTCATAAAACAACCGCAATCCTTACAAGTTCCTGTCGGTTTAAAATAAAAAACGCAGGACTTACATATTTCTATGCGATCCTTGTAGATTCCATTTGGTACTAGAAACTTCATATTTTCTTATTAATGTTTTCTTTTTTTGAAAAGGGTATGGGTACGAAAAGCCAAACTGCATTACAAAACTATCTTTCTTTTTCGGATCATACATTTTCATCTAATTCATTTTTAATTATTGTTCTTACTTTGTCTATTGTCGTAAACAAGCTGTTCCTACTAATCTTTGTTTTGGCAGCTAAAGAGTCAAGCGTGTTGCCTTCATAATAATATAGCTTAAACAACTCTGCATCATACCAATACAAAGTATCAAGAACGCAATCAATTTGTTCTAACTTTTCTAACTTTTCGTGATCTACTTTTTCATTCGGCAAATTTGATATGTCTTTATGATGATAATTGCCAGATATTGTATAGCTATCCACATTAGTATTATTAGTAGAATAAATATTGCTGTCAATATGCGTGTAATACTTTTCATATTTATAATAAAAATTACTTCTCTTACTTGTTAACGCCCTTCTTAATGCAACTGCACCATATCTTAAAATTCCATTAACACCATCTTTCTCCCATATATCTGTCAAGGTTTGTTTATTCATTTGTAAAAAATATAGCATTAATTCTTGTACAGCTTCGTGTATTTTGTTTTTATCATTAGTAATACCATAAGCCATAGTTCTAAATTGATCTGTTAGCTTTGATATTTCTATGTAAATGTTAGTCATTTGTAGGTTCTAACTTGTCTAGCTTTGCTACTGTTTCTTGTAACATTTGGTCTAACACTACTTTGTATGCCCTTACAACTGCTGCATTCTTTCTTGTTTCTACACCTGCTAAAAAGCCACTTGTCATAACTGATAAGTTTATAGGTAGTATCATAATCCAATCATAAAAATTGTTTTCCCTAACACCTTCTCCGTACCCATTAGAATAATCTATTATTAATTTCATAACATCCATATAATTCTGGTATCTAGTTTTTGTAGCCACATCTTGTACGAATTGTCTGCATAACTCAATATACACTTCAATAATCTGCTTGTGCTGTTCGCTTGAATATATTGCATTTTGCATATCCAAATTTATAATTATAAATTATTCTATACCTTTTTCTTTTTTTAAGTTATCAACAGCTTTTTTGTAATAACTAATCTTTTCATCATAATCTAATCTAGTAAACTTAACTATTTTTTTAGCCAAAAATTGCAACTCTTGTGCTGTTCCTTCTCCATATTTAGAATCTAAACCTAAAGAGAATTTATACTGCTCACCCTGTTTGAACATATTACAGCCAACGCATTGCGGCTGACAATTAACTTCATCAAATCTTGTAGCTAAAAAACTTCTAGATTGAAAATGACCGCATTGCATTCCTGACTTATAATGCTTGACACATCCACAAGTAAAGCATTGCACCATACCTTCAGCAGTTGCATCCCTTAACCTTATGTAAATACTAAACCATTTGTCTAACTCTTTTTTTAGCTTACTTATTGGTTTCATAACCTAAATCTTTTCGCCATTGGTTTTGTATCTTTCCTTTTCTAAGGTTGTACTTTTCACCCCTAAATTCTGGGCATTCCTCTTGTAATTTTGCTCTTGCTCTTTTTATACTAGGTGCTAATGTTAATTTACCGTTAGCATATAATCTTAAAAATTCTAGTGTAATTTCTTTGTATGGATTGAAACCCATAGCTTTTAATTCATTGTACCAAATATGTGAACACAACCTGTTGTCATTGTCTTTTAAATGTGGCTTCTTAGTAAGTAGTTGTTTAACTATATCTTTTGTTTTCATTCTCTTATTTGTCTTATTAGCCACATTCCAATGGCTGTTATTATTACCCAACCGATCATATCATTTAGTTTTAAAAAAAGAGGGAGTTAACCTCCACAAAGTATAACCTCTCAAATTATTATTCATATTGGTTTTAACCCTCTTTTTATGTTATTAATTTTATTGGTTCTTGATACCATAAAGTTTTTGCTTTATCTTTACCTAAAGTATGTACCTCATAGTATGCATTGTCAATAGTTTTTTTATGTGCATATACCCATTTATAAAAAGTTCTTATATTTAAAAATGGTTCATCTTTTCCAAACCTTACACCCTGATGAAAAGCATCCTCAACTTGATTAAATGTTAAATTACAAAACCTCTTTTCTGTAATTAAATCTTTAGCAAATATCTTACTAAGTGTAGCCATAGTTTGCGGATCAGTTTTATGTCCTATTTCTACAGATGTTTTGGCAACTAAATCTAATACTTTCTCAGCCAAATCTTTTACGTTTTCATTCTTTAATGGTTTCATAATAATTTTTTTGCTTCTTGCCAAGCACTAATCTGTGAATCTAGCTTTGACATTTTTTTAGGTTTGCTTGTTTCTCTACGCTGCCAAGTCCTTACAGCCGCTTTCCAATCTTTCATCTTGTTTTTACCCACCATCCAG